GATATAGATATTAATAATAATAATGTAGGTAAAGTATTAGCTCAATTTCGTATAAGTGAAGCAGGTGGAGGACTTAGGGGAGATGCATTACAAGAACAACTTCTTGAAGATGCTAAAATGTTAGCTGCAGTTGTTTCACCTTTTAGTGTAACAGCAGATAAAGCAGTAAGAGAATATTTGTATAATGAAAAAGATGGTTTAATGCATCAATTAGATCTTTTTATAACTGGTAATAATGATCGTTACAATAGAATTCTTAAAACTCCATTTCCAAAATTAAGTACTAAAGGGCGTAAATTAACAAATGAAGAAATTAAAGAACAATTATCAGGTATGAATAAAGGTGGTATGATGAATAATCAAACAGTTAAAGCATTTGCTATTGGTGGTGAAGCTCAAATAGATCCTGTAAGTGGTAATGAAGTACCTAAAGGATCTTTTCCTAATGAAGTAAGAGATGATGTACCTGCTATGTTAAGTGAAGGTGAGTATGTTGTACCTGCTGACGTTGTACGCTTTCATGGAGTGCAAAAGTTTGAGGAACTGCGTAACCAAGCTAAGAAAGGTTTTGGTTCAATGGAAGCAGACGGTAGGATAGGTGGACAGCCTGTAGATGATGACTTCCCTATTCCTGTAGGTCAGTTACAAACATATGATGAAGGTGGTGTTGTGGATACATATGAAGAAGCCTTTGGACAAAAGTACACGCCAGGTCAACGCTATGGTTCTACTACAGGACCATCAGGCACAGGCTTTGAATTAGTAAACTACACAAGCCCTGACGGTAAAAGAACAATAGTAATACCTCATTACAATGGAAAACCTATGAGTGCTGTGCCTAGTGGCTTTTCACCAGAGGGAGGCAGTGGGGGTGGCACTGGTGTTTCCGATCCTAGAGCAGGTGAAAGAGATAGACAAGAGGCTGAAAACGAAGCACAACAAAGAAGAAATATGGGACAGCGTGTTACAGTAGATCCTTTGATGCAAGCGCAGATTGATAAAGATAGAAGATTGTCACAGCCGAAAGCCATAGAGGATTTTACAGGAAAAGACTATGCTGACTACTACAATCAAACGCAAGGTTTTGGTATAGATGATATAGTTAGAAATGTTCCTCTTCTTGGAGGATTAATGTCTATGCAAGATAATAATATACGAAAATCAGCCTTAGACGGTTTAAAAGATGGGACATTAAAAGTAGGAAGTGAGCAAGAATTTAACGCTATAAAAAATCTAGTAACTACTGCGCCACAGCAGGGATTTCTTTCTAGGTTGTTTGGTACTAAAAAAGACTTTACTATACCTACGGACTTGCCAAAAACTTATGCAGACTATAAAGCTACCATGCAAACTAAACCAAATATGCTTGACTTAGGTGGGATTGATCCAATGGGTCAGGCGACTTCTGCTAAAGATTTACAATACCTAAACCCTTCTAAAGAACTAAGCACTAACGAGATAGACAGTGTCATAAAAGATCTTGGTAAAGATGCACTTTTTTCAGGGAGTATTGCTGACAAGATGACAAAGGCTATGTTTGGTATTACAGACGGAAACAAAATAAACACACCTAAAGGCGTACAAACTGCTACAGCAGGACAGTTAAAAGGCATTATAGATAATGCACAAAACATACAACAAAGTGTTTTAGATCTTACTGCAGGGAAAAAAGCAGACGGATCACCTGATACAAGTAAACCAATAGGATCAGGACCACCAAGTGTAGGTGAGATATTCGATCAACTGCATGGTATATCACAAGACTACACTAGTCCGGCAGGAGGAGGAGTATCCTCTGCGCCACCTGATATAACTAATCCAGGAAGTATAATGGCTAATAAGGGAGCGTTAGTCACTAAACCTAAAAGAAAAGTAGCTTCCAAAAAGCGTACCACCAAGAAAGGACTTGGTGTTAAAACTAAGGCGACCTGATGAAAATCAGCCCCAACAATAGGAGTAATTATTATGCCAGAGTTAGAAAACGTAGAAAAAGTAAAAGTAGCAGGGTTTGTTGATCCTCGCTCACGCAAAAACAAAAACGCAGAGCGTATCAAAAAAGATGAGGAGGAACTGCAAGAACTCATTAAAGCCAGAGAAGAAGGTGGGCAACCTACTGAAGAGGTCAAAGAAGTATCTTCTACTGAAAAAGGAGGGGAGGATTCAAAGGAGGATCAAAACCTTTCAAAAGAAGAGCAGTCTTTTAAGAAGAGATACGGTGATCTACGGAGACACATGGCAGACAAAGATAAGAAGACTGAGGAAAGAGTCCAAGCTCTTGAAGATCAACTATCAAAAGCTACTCGCAATGAGTTGGTACTACCCAAGTCTGAAGATGAGATAGCTGAGTGGGCTAAAAAGTACCCTGACGTTGCAGGTATAGTTGAAAGTATAGCTGATAAAAAAGCTAGAGAGAGATCAAGTGATCTTGACAAACGGCTTGAGAATATAGAAAAGATGAGGGTAGAGGCTACAAAAGAAAAAGCTGAGGCTGAACTTATGAAGTTACACCCTGACTTTATAGATATACGGCAGGACGACAAGTTCCACGATTGGGCAGAGGAGCAACCTAAATGGGTGCAGGATGCCTTATACGAGAATGTTGATGATGCTAAGTCTGTTGCACGAGTTATTGACTTGTACAAAATAGATGCAGATATCTCAACTAAAAAGAGCGATAACAGAAAGTCTGCAGCTACTGCTGTGAACACTCGCTCTAAGGCTTCTCCAGTAGCAGACGAGTCTAACAACTACTTTAGGGAGTCCCAAGTAGACAAAATGTCAGATAAAGAGTATGCTAAAAACCAAGAAGCTATAATGGAAGCAATGCGAGCAGGTAAGTTTGTATATGATTTATCTGGTGCAGCACGATAAAAAAGTGTTGACAAGGCATTTTTTCTAAATATAACTAACACGTACAAACATATATTGTCTGACTACCTACGATAAGTATAGACCCATCTCATTTGAAATCATGTAATCAAATCCTGATGCAACTCTAAAAAAGCGTAGCCTCTGATAGCAAAGTGTTTAGTTCTTAACCTAGCCAAGAGGAGGATTTATCATGGCTTTTTCAAGTGCTACAGGCTATCAAAACTTACCCAACGGTAATTTTAGTCCTGTAATATATTCCAAACAGGTACAGCTTGCGTTCCGTAAGTCAACTGTTGTTGGAGATGTAACTAACTCTGATTATTTCGGTGAAATATCAGGACAAGGAGATACGGTTCGTATTATCAAAGAACCTGAAATCTCAGTTAAGTCTTATGTTCGTGGCACACAAGTCACAGCACAAGATCTTGACGATGAAGACTTTACCCTTACTGTGGATAAGTCTAACTACTACGCTTTCAAAATGGATGACATCGAGGAAGCACACAGTCACGTAAACTTTATGCAACTTGCAACCGACAGAGCTGCATATAGACTTGCTGACCAATATGACCAAGAAGTTCTTGGTTACATGTCAGGTTATAAACAGTCTTCTTTACACTCTAAAGCAGACACTGTTAATGACCAAACTAACGGTTCTGTGGCTGTTTCTACTGCAGGAACAGACGAGCTACTTTCTTCTATGAAGCTTTCAAAAGAAGATTTTGGTAACATAAGTTCACCATCAACAGACCAAAGTATCCCTGTGGTTAATCTAACAGGGGGTGCTACATCTGTAGGTACAGCAGCCGTAACACCAATGGTTGTGGTCAATCGTATGGCTAGACTGTTGAACCAACAGCAAGTGGATACACAGGACAGATGGCTTGTCATTGACCCTGTATTCATGGAGTTATTAGGTGACGAAAACTCTAAACTAATGAACGCTGACTACGGTGGAGCAGGGAAGTTGCAAAACGGACTTGTTCTTAACAACCTTGCAGGATTTAGAGTATATGTTTCAAGCAACTTACCTTCAGTTGGTGGTGGTCCAGGTACATCAGGTACTACAAACCAAAACACTGACTTTGGTGTAATTGTTGCAGGACATGGCTCTGCTGTTGCAACGGCTGAACAACTCAGCAAAACCGAAACATACCGTGACCCTGACAGCTTTGCTGACATCGTGCGTGGTATGCACTTATATGGTAGAAAGATCCTCAGACCTGAGGCAATCGTGA